AAACAGATCTTTCGGTCTTGGTATAGATTCTTCATAAGAAACAAATAAAGGAGCCTTTGCATTCTTTCTCTCATGCGTTTCTCTAACACTCCTAACAACTGTATCTACTTCTTTTTGTGGTAGTGGTGGATTATTATTAGTGTTCCAAGATTGTAAGAAAAATTTTACAAACTCTTGGTTTATATTTTTTGATATCAAATAACCCGCTAACCTTGCTGCCTGATCATTTCTAGATCCCTCGTTTACACCATCTAATGAAAAAGGAGAAACGGTTGTTTGTGTTTCTGTTTTACTAACTCCTGTAACTTTTTGCCACTCTACATCTGTAAAGTCAGGTAAATCTGTAACATCCATAACCTTCCAATCAGGAAATGTCACAGGCTTGTATATGGCTCCACTAGCATGTCTATTGTGAGGAGCAACTATCAGACCTCCTGTTCCTCTGATATCTATATGTCGTTCTATAGGTGTCGTTGCAGTTCTTTTAGTAGCAAAGGTAGAAAAGTTTTGTGGGTTGTTGTAATAAAAATGCATGCCCTTGCTAGTTATGACTCTAAATGGACTAGGTGGTAAATTTTTTTCAACCCAATCCATACTTTCAGGACTGTCTGCATCAACAACTAGAAAATCACCACATACCAAAGCAACAACTAAATCATCTCTATTTGAAAACCATTTCTGAATTTGTTCTTCAGTTGGTCTTTCATATTGATACTTTTTCCAATCCTCTAAAGGTCTTTTATTGGCTCTCAATAGGGGAACAACGCTATAGCCCTCTGTATGATAGGCTTCTGCGAGATCTAATGCTGTATCGTTCTCAGATAGATTTAGCTGAAACATCCTTTTGATCAACTATATCTTTTATCGCTCCATACATTGATTCATAGCCAATCTTTCCGTCTGTTGCCTGTATAATTTTTTGTGCCTGTTTTATAGATGGCAATCTATAGCCATATCTCCAAGCTTTCACGGTTGACTCTGAAACATTGAATAATTCAGCAGAAGCTTTCATTCCATAGAACTCTATCCATTCTCTTAATGTCATACTTTTTACCTTCCTGTTTGTGTTTTGTGGCTTTATGTTAAGCCGTTCCATTTTTTTGAGTTCTCTTGCTGCAATAATAGCTGTTCTAAAATAATAGTTTGCTTTCCAGACTTCGCTATGCGTTTGTGACAAGTTACTCCTCCGATAAAAAAAGATTTACGGAGTGTAACTAATATAGTACACTCACGCAATACTTTTTTAACGGAGGTGAACTATGAGTATAGAAGATAATATAGTTAGCCCTAGTGCTATGGTTCAAGACCAAGGCGCTAAAGTGCTAGTGTATGGGGCTTCTGGATCTGGTAAAACATATCTTTGTTCTACCGCCCCTGGCAAGAAACTTGTCATAAGTGCAGAAGCTGGATTGCTATCAATTAAGGACAAACCAAACATTGATGCAATAGAAGTAAAAGAAGCAGCAGAAGTCATGGAGCTTCACAACTCTCTTAGAAATGGAAAATTAAAAGGCAAATACGATACAGTATGTCTAGATTCTATTTCAGAGATTAGTGAACTTTTACTATCTGCTGAGAAAGCTAAACATAAAGATGCCAGAATGGCTTATGGTAATGTGCAAGAAACTGTTACTAATGTTATGAGAGCTTTCAGAGATTTGCAGATGCATGTCATTTTTCTTTGTAAAGAAGAGAAACTGAATGTAGATGGATCTCTTGTTCATGAACCAAAGATGGTAGGAGCCAAACTTGGTCAATCTATTCCTTACTTTTTTGATGAAGTCTTAGCTTTAAGAGTCATTGAAAGACAAGATGATGAGGGCAACCTTACTAGAGAAAGATGGTTGCAAACAGAAATTGGACAAGGGTTTAATGCAAAAGATAGAAGTGGTTTGTTGGAACCGTTTGAACAACCAAACCTAACAAACTTAATTACCAAACTTGGTTTTATTTCTTCTACTCCAAAAGTACAAGAAGTTAAAACAGCAGAAGGAGGTAGCTAATGTCGTTATTCAAAGATGTTGAATTTATGGGTGATCTAGATCTACAAGCTCCTTTAGGGCCAGAAGTGGCTCCTAAGGGAGACTATGATTGTAAAGTTTTGGAAGCTATGGAGCATGTTAGTAAAGCTGGTAATACTAGCTTTAAAGTTGTTTTCCAAGTCGCTGACGGCAAGTTTAAAGATGTCACAGAATACTTTAACTTGTGGAGCGATAAAGAAGATTACAAAAATATTGCTACACAAAGATGGACAAAACTTTTAAAAGCCATAGGATTTAAGGAGCAGATCGAAAAGGAAGATGAACTTATTGGTAAAAAAGTTCAGATTGCTTTAGATAAAGTTGAAGAAGATTGGTTGGATCAGGAAGGACAAAAAAGAACATCCTACAGAAACAAGATATTAACTTTTAAACAGTTAGAAAATCTTGCGAGTAGTGATGCGGAAGAGAATCCACCTCCCCCATTCTAAGCGTTCAGGACTCTCCTATAAGATTCATTTCCTGGACGTTGGGTAGCTTGTTGGTTGAGCGAGCTACCCTCAACCGAACAAATATTTGTCTAATAATTCCCTACCCTCTAACCTTTTTCCAAAGAAAGTAATTTTACCCGTATAAATGTTTTCGCATTTAATTATGCCTGAGTTGTATTTTATACAATGGCAAGTGCCTAGCTTTTCTTCTCTTGGGTAATTGAAGCCATAACTAGTGTTGTCTAAATTATCGGTAATAATCCAATCTATTTGTTTAGCCCATTCTTCAGCTTCTAGTAAAGCTTGTTGTGCTTCTACCTGAGATGAATACTGAGTCATTTTTGACCTCCTAATCTAAGAGGTTTTAGAAAATGTCTTTTGACAAAATGCATGGCTTTAGAGCCATGTGGTTTTTTTGAAATATTTCCGTTTTGATCCAAATTACTAATCGGTACTCCAGATATTATTTGCTCTCTTATTTTGTTAAGTCTCCTTTCTATTTCTTCTTTAGATAAAGACACAGATTCAACTTGATTAGCATTTTTATGTGCAACTAAGTGAGCATCTTTCAAATCCCTAATTGCCATACCAACTAATTGCTCCGATATATCGAGCTTTCTACTCATTTCATATTGACTCATACCAGCTTTTTTCATTTCCAAAATTTTGTAATGTCTTTTGGTGAGCTTTATATCACTATCCATAAACAACAAAGGATCTGCTTTACCTTCCCTCCAATAACCTCGCAAAACTTTTTGAAAATATCTTCTTTGCCACAAGTTAGATTTTTTATAGAAATCCCTCTTCCACTTTGTAAACTTTGGTGTGCCATAGCAAGATTCAATTGCATTGATAATCTCTTCATGCACAGACTCAAATTCTTTTTTTCTACGAAACTCAGTTCTATCTTTAGGTTCTCTTATAGGATATCCCACATCTTCCCACCTTTCTAAAATCTGTCTTACTCTTTCTCTAGATAAATTATGTTTATCGCCTATAGATTGTAGAGTGCTATCGAGATTATCATTCCATTCTTTCATAATAAATATATCTCTTGAAATGTTTCTAGAAGCTGTATGTTTCTCAAAATATGGAAGATCCAGAAGATTAACAGAAGATGTGTAAGGCATATGTAGCTCTGCATATAAAAGTTTCACTTCTTTCTCTAACTCTTCATATTTGGTTTTACATCTACCAAGTTTTTCAGATACTTCTGTTAGTAGCCTTTCTTTGCGTAAAGTTTTCTTTAAAATTTTTTCTTTGTTCATTACTCCTCCTTACCTAATAATGTGTCTAAATTTCTTTGCAAATAGTCGTCAATAATATCTATTGCCTCGTCTATCTCCTTTTCTTTTGCAGAATAAACATCTGGTTTACCTGTTTCAAAAATGTAGCCTTTAATTTTTTCTAAACTTTTAGCTACCTCTAATATTTGTGCATATTTTTCCTCCATTATTCTTCTCCTATTGGTTTTGTCCAGACATATAGATCGACTATATCTGGTGAGTTATAGATCTTAGCTTTCTCGCCATTCAACACTTGTTCAAATCTCGGTAAAGCATGTTTGATTTTATTCCAAGCAACTTCCATATCTGATTCGCTGACTCTGAATATCTTATTTGCAAAAGGCATAGTCTTTTCTTGTGCAACAAAATAGAAATCTGTTACTTTGAATCCCGCCTTTTCAAATCCTCTTTTATACCAAGCTGCTTGAATATCGTATTGGTACTTCTTAACAGATTGTAAGAATCCGTATGGAGAACAGTCTTGTGTAGTTTTGTAATCTACTAAGATGATCTCATTAGTAGCGTAAGGCGACTTGATTGGGTGTCTGAGTACATCTGACTTTACCTTAAGAAGTAAATCTCCTTCATACCAATATATAGCCCTCTCATGCGGTACTTCAAACACCGAAGGATATTCTCCTACATCTGGATGTAAGTATTTATCTGCTTCAGGTATTAGATGTCTAGACATAGCATGGATCTTTTCTCTATCGTCTGCTGATATGACTGTATAACCTCTTTCTTCAAAGTCTGCTTTCAGTTCTTTGTTTGCTTTTGTGTAAGGAGATCCAGAGATGCAAGCAATTTCTTTTGCGAAAGCGTTCTCGCCTTCTACAATATAAGCGTGTGCTGCAGTACCGAATCTAAGTGCTGGAGAATCTTTTACTTCCTCCTCTAATGCATGAACCTCAGATTGCATAAATCTTCTTACTGTTGATGATGAATGTCCTGGACTCGAATGATAATCATCATTAGACATATCTGGAAAATAGAATGCTTCTCCTATTACAAGATACTCTTTAGTTTCTAAAAACTCTGGTAGTTTAGTGTGTTGTTCCATCTTTGCTCCTCTCTGCGTGTTTTGATTTGAATCCCCATTGTTTTGCGAAAGCTCGCATACCGTCAACGTAGGATAATTCATCTTCTCCCCAAGCCTTTAGTTCTTTGTTGGTTATCTTTAGCCATTCTGCATAGTTATCTTTCCAAGAAAGATCGTCATCATAGATAAAGGGTGTAGAGAAGAATTTAGGTGTTAGAAAACTCAATTGAGATGCTCCATACAAAAGAATAGTCCGCCTTTCTTGTAATCGGCGGGTTTTCCGCAAGTTTCACAGACAAACTGTTCCTCTTGCTCTTCCTGTTCTTCTATCTCTTGTATTTGCTCTCTTAGAGCCTGTTCTAAGTCTTTTAGATGCTTGCTTAATTGATGGATAAGGTAATTAAACTTATCCTTCCTAAGCAGATCCTCTGCTGTATTTTTACTCATAGTTTCTCCTTTGTTAAAAAGTGTTATTATAAGGATATGTATAGAGATGTCCACACTTTGTACCCTAATTTACATATATTTAGTTATGAGTGATTTAAAGATAGTAAACATAAAGGATAAGCAAGAAACTCCTGATATACAGGAAATGATTGATACTTTAGACAGCATGGTTACAAATCACAATTTCAGAGGCGTGGAGCGTGTCATTACTTATAAGCGGGTCATGAGTTATGCTTTTGCTAGACTCCTGGAAGAGACTGGTTTTGATGAAGCTAGTTGCGTAAAGGCGGTAGATGAGATGATTTCACAGTATGTTGAGACTCCAAACAGCATAGTTTTTACGCCTGATTTTGATTTTGAGTTTGATGGCTAATTTTGTCGGGTTTTTGTCATTCCTATTGTGACAAGCGAAACCCTTATATTAAGGGCTTTTGGCGAATATTTTATTTTTGTCATTTTTGTCAGAGTATTTGGATAAATAGACATACTTTTTTCATATTCTCTATTGCATACTCTTGAAAACTTCTGTACTCTTAGAAAATACATTAGGGGAATGTAGGGGGAGACTGTATTTAAATTAAGCATGGCGAAGAGTAATACACAAGTATTAGAGGAATTAGAGCCTATCATTGAAGCTACTGATGATGCCCCTATCGAATATTTCAACTTAGATAAAAGACTTAATCGCAGACAACATCTATTCATCTGGCACGCAGTTAATAATCCACGACTATCATTAGTTCAAGCAGCAGCGAAAGCGGGATATAAATCTCCCCGTCAAGCTGCTAATAATCTTATGTCTAATCCCCTGGTTAGATCCGAATACGACTCACTTATGAAAGAAGTCAAGAAGAAGTATGAGCTTAACTACGACAGAGCAGTACAAGATTTGTATGAGATTCGGGATCAGGCTTTGGAGGCTGGATCCTTTAATGCAGCAATCTCGGCACAAAATAGTTTGCTGAAAGTCGGGGGACTCGTTGTGGATCGAAAAGAGGTTATGTTCGGCAAGATAGATCAAATGTCTAGGGAAGAAGTTGAATCCCGGCTGGCATCTTTGCTGGGGACTACAATAGAAGGAGAGCTTGTCTCCGAAGAAACAAACTCTCTAGAAAATAAAAGTGTGTCTGATTTAGATTAAGTAGATCGCATTAACTCATTCATTTTGTTAGCGTGATCTACTATTTGTTTCATTTCTTTTACTTTGATTGTTCTCCATCTTCTACCATTATCAAAAATAAAATTAGCAGAACATATTGATTGATCTGCAAGACTCCATAATTCGATATCAAAGGTTGTGTAAAATATTTTTTTCGAGTAAATACTTGTACTTGCCTCTCTGGTGTAAATTCTTTGCTTAAATTCAAGTTGCATCTTTGCCTACAATTTATCGCTGATAAAGAAGAAAGCTACAACTATGGCCAGTATTACGGCTTGTATGAATAGCAAATCCATTAATGGCTACCTTTGAAAGTCATCTGAGCTTCGACCATTTCTTCTCTGACAAAATCTTTAGGATCAAACTCCTCAAAGTCAACAGATGGACATACTTCATCATCTGTTTCTTCTCTCAAGAAACCTTCTGCTTTCCATTCTGCTTCTTTTAAGGTATCTGCTTCTACTTCGTAATAGCCGACATACTCTTTCCTAACTCTAATAAAATATTTTCTACTCATTAAACTCTCCTTTTAAAATTGCAATTGTTTGATCTATAAGTTCAAGATGGTTCTTCATATCTTCTAACTTCTCTGGATCTTCTCGTTCATCATGTTGAAAGTTCTCAACCTTTCTGCGTTCTTGCATGAGCAAGATTAATAGTAGTTCTATTTTCTTTTTACTTAAGTTCATTTCTAACCTCCTTTATTTTGATTAATGTACTCTTAGTTTTGTGTTCTCTGTTTTCTTCTTTGTGTATGAGTTCTATTTCATTTTCAAAGATAGCGTCTAAGTCTTTGGATATGTAATCGTCAGTATCTATGACTTTGGTTATGTGATCTGACTTAATGCGATATCTGGTCATGTGTCCTCCTTATCCTCCGTAAGTGATATCTTCTGCGTTGAAATATATTTGATCTGCATTTGTTGGAACACCCAACATATTACAAATATCTCTCCAAGCATCAGAATCTCTAACATCATCTCTATATAGTGCGTGTCGTAGTTCCCTACAATCCTTTTCACAATCTACACTTGCTTTAGCACTCATGCGTCCTCCTCAATAAATTTTTCTCTTATATCTTCTAAGAAATATTGCATAGTTTCTAAATCAACCTCGACTCCATCTCTTAGTTCAGATATTTGACTATGTACCCATTCAATTTTTTCGTATTCTGTCATGCGTCCTCCTTTAATTTAAATAAGTGAACATTGTCATAACCTTGGTTTATCCACTCGT